CGCGGCGCGCGCCGAATAATAATCGCTCACCTCGTCGATGAGCCCGAGCTTTGCCGCGTCACGAGCCAAAAATACCCGCGCGTTGGCCCACTCTTTGCTTTTGTTTGCGTCTAGATTTCTATCGGTCGCCACGTCGCTTACGAACATCTCGTAGCTAGCGTTTACGAGCTCTTGCAGCTGCTCGCGCTCGATTTTGCTCCACTGACGCACAAAGGTTCCCGCCTCTTTATATTCGCCCGCCTTTACGACTTGCTGCGAGACGCCGATTTTAGCCGCTAGCTCGCTGGCGTCGGCGCCTTGCATTATCACGCCGATCGATCCGATAAATGCGCCCGGATTTGCCAAAATCCTGTCCGCACCCGCACCCGCATAGTAGCTGTGAGGGGGTATAGAAAATGAGAGTGAGAAATTTTAGCGCGGGATTTTTGAAAGCGCGTAAAATAGGCACTTTAAAAAGCTTCACTCTCAGTTGTAACGCAAGAATTCAGCTAAAAGAAAAATCCCTATAATCCCAAATCGTCCGTTTTGTCCCAAAAAAGCAGAAAGATTTAACACCGCAAATACTCATAAAAGCCCAAATAATCGCTCTTTAAATACCGTTTAAAGCCTCCCGAAATTCGTCCCGATATTTTATCCATCACACCCGTATATCGTTTAAGGTTTGTCGCTGGAAGCACAGCGAATTTTTAAAAATATAGCCATTAATCATCAAATTTTTAGGAAAATGATGATTAATCGAAGCTTAATGATGATTAATGCTAATAGTTGGCGTATCTATGGGGTTTATTTTTAATCATCATTGTAAAAACACAATAAAAAATCGTTTTAATCTTAAATATTATTTAAAAATAGCTTAAACGATTAATCATCATTTTAAGCTTACTTTAAATAATACATTTAATCACTTTACCGACTATATGACAAGACCCATAAGTATCTTCGTCAAGCTCAAAGCTTTCATAGTCTTTGTTCGTGCTTTTGATATATAAATTTCCGCGCGGCGTTTTTTGAAGTATTTTTACCATAAGATTATCGTTATACATTATTACATACAAGCCGTCGCCTTTAAATTCTTTCGTTTTTTCAAAAATAACCCAGTTGTCGGGATGAAGCATCGGCACCATCGAATAGCCGTCGACTTGCGCCATACGCAGCTTCTCGTTTTTCATTATGGTTTTAAAGAAAGTAGCTGGGACAAAAAACCTTTCATCCTCGTCTATAACGTCGACTTCCGTTATATCCACGCTCGTGCCAGCGCCGACTTTTTGATTTAGTTTTTTTATCCAGTAGCCATCCTGTATTTCTAAATTAGAGTCACTATTTGGCAATACATTGTTTTTTAATGTATCAACTGAGACGTTAAATTTATCAGCATACTCAAGAAGTCTACGTGCAGGAACACTATCTTTTAACTTCCACCCATCCAAAGTAGCGTAGTTTAGTCCTAACGCAGAACACATTTCTACATCGCTTGTAGTGTTTGTCAGCTCTCTTAGTTTCTTTAATATAGGATCTATTTTTCTCAAAATATACATACCTTTCTAATGTATTTAAGTAATTTTTAATTGACATACATTATTTTTTAATGTATAATTCTTTCAAATCTACGAAAAATTATATCTCATTTGAGATTAAATCTTTCAAAGGTTTGAAAAATAGTTCTTTAAATTTTCATTGTTAATAAGACTTTATCCAAAGGAGATAGCATGAAAAAGCGCAATACGCGAGAAAGTATCCCCGAGCTAACCAAAGAACAGCTTAAAATAGCTCGCAAGGAATTTAGAAGACGGATGGCTATAGTAAGAGCTCTAATTGCTTCGGCAAAAATGTCAGATTTAAACGAGGCTCGTCATAGTTAGCTTTTTAGTATCGGCAAGAGATATTCTCTCGTAGGCTAGGACGGCGTTTTTATTTTTAAAATAAAGCCCGTCCAGCCTTTCGTTAAAAGATGCGATCTTGAATGTTAAGGCGGCTAAGCAGCTTTTATCAAAGCTTTTATCGTCAAGCGTTATGAACTCGGTTTTTAATTTCGCAAGAGCGGATGAACCAAGGATATCAAAGGTTTTCTTTTGAATTTTACTCGGGATATGCAAAAGGTCGTCTTCTAAAAAAGATACCAAAATAGCTCTGCTTTTAGTTTCTATGGAAAAAGATAGCTTGGACGGAAGAACTTGGTTTGATAACATCATAGACTCTAGCTTTTCGTAAAGTCCGAAAGCTAGCTGATACTCAGTATAGAAATATAGAGGTATCTTGTAATCTTTCCTGAGAGTATAAGAGATCGCGTTTAGCAAGTACAAATCTTCTCGTAACGTCTCAAATATAGCGGCCGCTTTAGGGTTAAGCTTTTTGGCTAGCGTTAAATCGCTTTGCGAGATAGCTTTGTAAATTTTATCATCGGCTTTGTAGCAAAAATATAGCATTTTTAAGTCCTCGTATAGAAATGGCAGCAAGTAAATTTTACTTACGAGGGCTTAAAAATTCTATAAAAGTCTTATTAACTATGAAAATTAAAAGAAAGGAGCGCAAAGTGATAAAGAAATACTTCACCGATAACTGCATAAGCATAAGACAGTGGGCTAAAAAACACGATCTAAGCGAGCGCACCACCTATATGGTGATAAACGGCCAAGTAGTAGGCAATAAAAATTTCGCTACTTCAAGAAAGGTATTTGAGGCGCTTTTGAGCGAGGGCATAATAAAAGAGCTTCCAAACGCCCTAAGAAGCGAGCAAGAAGAGAGTAAGGCCAGCTAAATGATCTACATCGAAACCGCCGCGGCCGCCGAAATTTTTGGCGTTCATCCAAGAACTTTGGCAAATTCTATAAATAGAGGTTCAGCCAAGTATCCATTCATAAAGATATCTGACGCCGGTATCAGAAGTCGCGGCGGGGCAAAGCTACTATTTGCGGTGGAGATCGCGGATATAGACGGAGCGATAAAAGGCGGCAAAGCTAATAAAGACGTATGCGTGTACATAGGGGACGGCTCTGAGCAAACCGGATTTAGACGGATGAAATTTAGCGAAATAAAGGGCGGCAAAGCTGACGCGAGCGACGATAAAAAAGAGAATTTAAGCAGGGAATACGCAGTGTTGGACGATGGCGAAAAAGAGGAGATAAACGAAAAAATCAGACTGCTAAAAGAGTATGAGGCGGCCAAAAAACAAGGCGTGTCATGTAAAAAGTTTTGCGAAGACAGCGGTATAAGCGAGGCAAACCTTTTTAGATGGCAAAAAGCTTATAAGGAAAAAGGCGCGGCGGCGCTGATAGATAAGCGCGGCAAGCATAGAAAAAACGCTAGCGTGCTCGAAGAGTGGATGAAGGAGTTTATACTTGAAAATTTCCGCGCTTACGGCGCAGGCGGGCTAAATATAACAGAGCTTTACCGTAGACTCCATCAGGAGTATTTTAGACGAAGGGGCGAAGCGCATAACTATCCGAAATTTCTAACCGGAAAGATAAAACCGCTCTTTGACGCAGGCGTAATAAAAAGATACCTAGACGGCTATTACGCCGCTAACAAGCTTGAATACATAATGATCACGAAAGGCGAAGATAAAGCGAAAAGCTACTTCCAGCCGGCCCTGGGCGATCAAGGCGAGATGATAACCAGACGCAACCAATGCTGGCAGATAGATAGCTCGCCGCTTGACGTGATGGTAAGAGACGGAGAAAAAGGCGAGGCGATACGAGCCAATATCCTTAGCATCGTGGACGTGTATAGCGGCAGATGCGTAGCCAGTATAGAGAGAAAATCAAATGCCCTAGGCCTCGTAAGACTCATGTGGAAAGCGCTTAATACGCTAGGCAAACCCGATTACGTGAAAGGGGACAATGGCAAGGACTACCTAAGCGATCAGTTTCAGCATCTATTAAACGGCTTAAATATCGACTATGATAGAGCCATAGCGTATAGCGGCGACGAAAAGGGCTTTGTAGAGAGGCACTTTGGAGTAATGCAGCATGCGGGCATCTCTCAAACGCCGGGATATATAGGATTTAACCTAGCCATGAGAGAGGCGATCGAGCAAAGAACGCCCAAAAAAGATAGATCCGCAAAAGACGAGCTAGGATTCGTTAAAAAGACCAACCTTAAATACCTACTAACGCTAGACCAGGTAAGGGTTAAATTTGAAGCCGAGGTGCTTAAATGGGACATAATGAGCGTAGGACGCAAAAAATCAAGCCCGATGGATCGTTGGAATAGCGATACGACTCCGCTTCGCGGCGTAAGAAAAGAGGAATTTATGCTACATGCGGGAGGATTAGAGCCTAGAACGGTAGGCAAAAAGGGAATTAGTTACGATGCAAGAGAATTCGGCTCGGCGTTTCTTCCGGCCGTAAAGACCCAGGTGTTAGTTAGCGAAAACATAGACGACGTAAGCTCGATATTCGTATTCGATTTGGAAGGAAATTTCATCTGCGAAGCAAAGGATAAAGAGATATGCCCTATGAGCGCGGAAACCTACAAAGCCGTTAAAAAGGTCTTTAAAGACGATATGAAAGCCATCCGAGCCGTCATAAAACGCGCCGAATTTAGCGAATTTACTAGACTAAACGTTAATTACGATCTCGAAGTAATGCTTGAAGCCCACAAAGAGGCGTTAAAACCCGAAAACTTTAACTACGAAGACGACGACAAGATAGAGACGCTAAAAGAGACCATAAAAAGGCAAAAAGAGGTAAACAACATAATAAACGCGGGGTTTGATTACGATAAATTAAACGAATTTACCGCAGAGAGAACGACTAAAAAGAAATTTTCCGTAGACGACGCCATAGAGATAGCAAGCGGAGAATAAAAATGTTTTCAAGGTCGTTTAAAGTCCTATTAAACGGCGTTTAAAACATTTAAAAACTAAAATCAAAGGAGGAAAAATGCAGTTAGTAGACAGAATAAAAGACTTCATCGAAGCTAATAAATCAAGCGGCATGAGTCAGAACAAATTCGCTACGGCTTTGGGAATAAATCCCGCGTATATCTCGGGATACATAAAAGAAGGCTCTAGCTACAAGTATGCCGACAAAGTAGAAGAGCCAGCTAAAAACTATCTCGACAATTTTATCAAAAAAATCGATGTAGCGCAAGACGAGCTACCGTTTGTAAGAACCAAGGACGCCAAAAGCATACACGCGGTGATCGGTTGGGCGGTACAAGATAGAGATATGGCGATGATAAGCGGAGTAGCCGGCAGCGGAAAGACAAGAGCCGTGAGAGAATACGTAAAAACGCATCCGGATAGCATTCTAATCGAGGCTACCATAAATACGTCCGCAAAGAGCCTTTTTAAAATTTTAGCTAGGGAGCTCGGACTAAACGACAAAGGAAGTATAGACGAGCTAATACGTCAAAGCGCGGAAGCTCTAAAAAAGGTAAGCAGAACGATCATCATAGACGAGGCCGAACACTTGCCGTACCGCGCGCTTGAAAGCTTGCGCAGGATGCACGATTTTAGCCGCGCTACTTTGGTGCTCGTGGGTACAAACAAGCTACTAATAAATTTAACCGCTTCAAAGAGCGGAAACGAGCTAGAACAGCTAAGCTCAAGAGTCGGAAACAAATGGATACTGGGCGGACTTTCCTACGTAGACGAGGACAAGAAAAAGATAAGAGACGACCTAGAAGCCGTTTGTAAAAACTTCGGCGTAACGCAAAAGCCATGCATCGATCTAATAGAAGCGCTAGCTAAAGGAAATTTCAGAAAGACCGAAAAATTGCTAAGAAGGGCGAAGATGCTAAGCGAATACGCAAAGACCCCTATAAACGAAGACGTAGTCAAAGAGGCTACGAAAATGCTTTTGTTGTAAGCGGCACGGGATAGTTGTAACGGTTGTAATAGTTGTAAGGAATCGATATGAAAACGCAAACAAACGAAATTTTAGAAATGAAAGAACGCGAGGCGTTCATAAAAAACATGCAAAACGCCGGCTATGAATGCCGGATAAACGAAAGAGGGGATATATGGGGCGTAAGGCGAGGTACGGCGGCACGGCAAAGCGTGTTTAGGCATAGCGAGCTAATAAAGGGGATGAAAGCCTACTACGGCAAGGAGTATTTCAGGGTAGTAGGCGGCGCGATTATCGAGCGCGTAAGCGGTAGATGCGTCGATATCGTAGCGGCTTAATTTGATTTCACAGGAGGCTAAATTTTAGCCCCCGATGAAGTTAAATTTAAAGAAAGGAGAAAAACAGATGGACGTAAAAACCGCAAGGTTAGTGTTCGTCTCTACCCCATACGCCAGTATCGAGTGCAAGGATAGAGATAGAAACTATTATGCTAAGCAAATAGCGCAGCAGGCTTGCGCCATCGTCAGGCAAAACGGCTACGAGCCTATCTCGCCCGTACTTGCTTGGATGGACGTATATAGCGAGCTTGAGCGCGAAAGAGTAATGAAAAACTGCGAAGAGCTGCTTAGGGTGTGTAGCTACTACTACCGTCATCCGTGCAAGTGGAGCGATAAAAGCAAAGGCGTGCAAGAAGAGACGGCGTGGGCTAAGGAATACGGTCTTAGCGAGCTTAAATTTAGTTTGTTTGAGTGATATGGCTAATAAAAATTTTAATGAGGAGTAAAAGATGCAAATAAGTAGTTTTAGCGACGTAGACGTCGCTTTAAAAAGACTATGCGAAGTAAGCGTAGGTATAGAAAAGATCAACGGTGAAGTAACGCTTGAATGTAACCGTATAAAAGAAGCCAGAAAGAGCGAGGTTGAAAGATTGGAAAGCGAAAAGAGCTACATCGAGCAGCAAATAACTCTTTTTTGCGAGGATAATAAGGCCGAATTCGCAGAAAAGCGAAGCAAAGAATTTACCTTCGGCGAGATCGGATACCGCATAAGCAAAAGCGTAAGCTTGCCGCGAGTAAAAGCAAAGCTTGAGGCGCTAATTAGCTCGATAAAAGCGTTTGGACTAGCCAAAGAGTGCATAAGCTATACGGAGACGCCGAACAAAGAGGCCTTGGCGGAACTAAAAGATGAGGATCTAGTAAAGCTCGGCCTTAAAAGAGTAGTGAAAGATAATTTTAGGATAGTGCCTAAAATAGAGAGTTTGGAGGTAGGAAAATGAAGGAGAGCGTATTTCAAGGTCTATGGTATAACTTTAAAAACTTAAAAGACGGCAAATCCAGGCTTTTACCTAGATTCGTAAGACGAGCGAAGCTAAGAATTCGCGTTAAAGGACTTTAAAATGTTAAGTTTTTTGATATGGGGACTGGTTTTAAACGTTTATGCCTTTATCGTAACTTTTATAGCCGCTAGGATAGTAGTCCCTAAATCCGAACGAAAAAGAGAACCTAAAAAGATCGTCGCAATAATAACTATGGCGCTAGTTCCTTATATGATGACGGTTCTATGTCTATGTATTATCGTAATTTTAGCGATTTGCAAATTCGACTATGAGGAATTTAAAAAGTTTAAAGAGGAAATAAATAGCAAATAAAGGGCTTTAAGCCCTTTAATCAACGTTTTAGACGTTTAAACGCTGATTAAAAGGTTTAAATTTAAGGAAAAACAGTTGAGAATTTTAAATTTGTTCGCAGGACTAGGCGGAAACCGAAGATTATGGAACGACGTAGCAGACGTAAGCGTGACGGCCATCGAGCTTGACGAAGCCGTAGCGCGCGCTTACGCTTTCCGCTACCCGAACGATAAGATAATTATCGCCGATGCGTACGATTACGCGGCAAAGCATTACGACGAGTTTGATTTTATCTGGGCCTCGCCGCCGTGTCAAACTCATTCGAGGCTAAATTTCGGTAACGTTAGGCATAAAAATTCAAGAAAATTACCCGATTTTAACCTTTATGCCTTGATAACGTATCTTCAAAAAAGATGCCGGACAAAGTGGGTAGTCGAAAACGTAATACCTTTTTATACGCCCCTTATAGCCCCTAACGTTTTACTCGGCAGGCACTATTTTTGGTGCAATTTTTATATCGCCAAAAAAGATTTTAAACCCGAGATAGCCATAGCGGACGTTAAGCTAGGCGATTTTAAAGACTTTGATATAACGGTCTTTAAGGGCATAAAAAATAAGCGTCAAATACTGCGAAACGAGGTTAATTACGAGCTCGGAGAATACGTTTTTAGGTGCGCGATAAATAATGGAATAAAAACCCAAAAAGAACCCGACCTAGGATTATTTCATGACGACTAAACAAAAAATCCACCTCGATAATCTACGCGCAAACAAAAGAGCTTTGTATCAAGCTAGGCTAGATAATATCCTAAACTACGATCTAAGCTTTTATCGTTTTAAAAACGGCAAGCTAAACGTATCTAAGCTAGCTAGATGCAGCGGTTTAAGTCGCGGGTTTTTAGAAAAAGAGCTATGGAAAAAAGGATTATAATGAGCGAAATTTTCGAGTTTTTAAAAAGTTCTAGCCTAACTAAGGACAGCTTTAACGAAAAGGTCGAGTTTTTAATAGAGGGCTTTTTAGTAAAGCAGCTAATCACGCTAATCTACGCGGACGGCGGCACGGGCAAAAGCTACATGGCCTTTGCCCTAGCTAAAAGACTTTGCAAAGAGGGTCAAAGGGTGTTTTTCATAGACTACGACAATCCAGTAGGCGTACTCAAACAGCGCGGCGTAGATAGGCTGCTTATAGAAAGCTACGAGAATATGAATTATATTCAGCGCAGCGCGCTAGAGCTTTGCGGATTCGAGCTTGTTCTAAAGCTAGAAGAAAACGCCGTAGGTAAAGCTTACAAAGATTGTGTTTTTATCCTGGATAGCTTGCGGGATTTCGTAGATATCAACAACGACAACCGCATAAATAGGCTATTTGGCGCGCTTAAGAATTTACGCGAAGCGGGAGCTACTGTGATCATCCTGCACCACTCTAACAAAGACGGTAAAAACTATCAAGGCAGCAACCATATAAGAAATTCTCTCGATGTTATGTATCATCTACTAAAACGCCCTAGCAAGGAAAACGAGCTAAATTTCTTGCTTGAAGTAGCCAAGGAAAGAGCCGGAGTAAAAGATAGCGGTTTTTGCGTAAAAACGCTAAATTTAGAATTAAATGAGCTTGACGTAGAAGTAGCTAGAATGAGCGAATACGAGCTAAATTTTACTACTCTAGCACAAAAGATACTAGCTGGCGGAGATCTAAACAAGACCGAGCTGTTAAACGCTATGAACTACGAAAAAGACGATAGAACGGCTAGGGATTGCCTAGATAAATTTGACGGCAAGCTATGGTTTAGTCGCAAAGCTGGTAAGAGCGTGATATATAGTTGTAAAGCGGAGACTACAACCGATACAACTATTACAACTATAAGAGAAAACACCTTAAATTCGGCGGTTTGAGATGAATACGAGCGAGCTAAAAAAATACTATATAAAAATGATACAAACATTGAAGCACAACTATTTCGTGGACGACGAGTGCAGAAAGATATATTTACAAGCGCAATTCGGCAAAGATAGCTTGACGCAACTAAGCGTTGAAGAGCTTAGAAGCGTGCTAGAAGTCGTAGGATATAAGCTCCATAAAGGCGCAAATTTTAAAAGACCTGTGCGAAAAAGCAAAGCAACCTGCAAAACCAAAGCAAACAAAACGTCTAGCCTTTCTTTTGTAGCCGGCGAAGATCTAACGCCCGCTAAAGGCAGCCTATACGCTACCAAAAAGCAGCTTGAAACTATCGCCGGCATCTGGGAAGAGATAGCCAACGTAAAAACGGGTATGGCTCTAAGAGAGTTCATCTTTAGGATAGTTAAAATCAGGCCTTTACATCTTAAATTTTTGTCAAGGATTGATGCCGCCGACGTCGTGCAAGCCCTTATTCAAATGAAAGACAAATACTACAAATGATAAATAGCTTCGATCTATTCGCCGAGTTCTACAACCGCGTCAAAGAGAGCGAAAACATGGCTGACATCATCAAAGAATACGGCGGAGCCAATATCTATGTACCCAGCTACAAAGGTACGTTTAGAAACTACGATATACTCAAAGAATACGAAGAAGGCATAAAGTTAGGTAAACCGAGCCCTATCGTCATTCGCGAGATCGCCGCAAAACATAACCTGAGCTATAACAGCGTTTGCGCTATAACCAAAGAGATAAGAGAGCCTAGTTTATTTGAATAGGGTTATTTCTTGACAGTTTCCGTATAAAATAATTATAATTCTATAATTTTATCAGGGATAGTCATGGTAACATTATTAAAATACTCTATTATCATTTTTATAATATGTTCGGCTTTGATTTTATTGTTGAACCATTTCACTAAAAAGAAATGGGGTCGAATTTTGGGACGTAGGCCAACTCGTGAGGAGTTAGTTATAATAATAGACCTAGAGTCAATTAAGTATCCGCAAGATGAAATAGCCGAAATTTTAAAAAAATTCAATGCTAATTTAATCGATAAAAAAACGATATCGGAACTTATAAAGAATAAGAGACGAGAACTAAAACAGAAAATAGTAGACGAAGTAGCTACAAAAAATAAAGCAAGAGAACTAAAATTTCAAGCAAAACAGCAAGAATTTCAAAATAAGCTAAGAGAGATTGAGGCCCAAAAACAGGCGCTAAAAAACCAAAACTACGATATATCCATCGTGCCCACAGATGAAATTATGGAAGCTGAAATCATACAAGAGTATCCGGATGAAACGCCGGTTGAAATTATAGATTTTTACGAGAGACGAGAATTCGATGCTATGCGTTTTGCTCTACAAAAAATAGCCTATGAGATGGTTGGAGATAAATACTCTCAACAAGAAAAAGATAAATTTAAAAAGATTATGACATATTTTGCATACAAAGACCCGCTCTATAATGATTGTATAAAAAAAATAATCGGTATAGTGGCCAAAAACGAGGGCATGCTTCAAACGCAAATTTACCAGTATTTTAAAGAATATGACACGGAAATAATGAGATACGTGCTTTATTTTGGTGGCGAATTAGGCGATATTTGCAGAGTCAAAAGCGGTCGTAGCTATAAGTTATATACAAGTATTTAAAATAGTCATTATTTAAAACTATCTTCCACAAATTTTATAACGACCTTTTTAACGACGTCTTTTACCCTGCCCGGCAAATTGCCGCTTTTATCTACCGGCAAAAACGGACGAGCCGGTATAGATATGCCTTTCCCGAATGCGCTTTTGGTTCCGAATTGATGAGTGAGTCCATAAGGAAAGCCGCCGGCGCTAGCGTTATTAGATACGCTCGCGCTTTGGTTGCTAGCTTTTGTTATCCATTTATCCGCCAGGGCTCCCGTTTGCCTTAATATCCTTTTGCTACCGCCCGCGCCGAATTTCTTTAAAAACTGTTTGCTTTGGCGCTTCCCGTTTTTTATAAACGAGGCTTGGTTGCCTTTTTTAAGGTTTTTTATACCGCCTCCCCCGTAATACGCTAAAACCGTAACCGAGGATAGCGGCTTCCATTTTTGTCCGAACGGACTGCTCTCGTTCTCAAAACTGGCTTCTATTTCGTTTTGTAAGATGTTGCCTAGCGTTTGCATTAGCGGTTTGGTTTTTTTCTCGATATTTTGCAGAGATTTTAGCTTCGTTTGCAGCTCTTCTAGGCCTTTAACTTCTATCATTTGCCTTTATTCCTTGAAAGTGGTATAATTAGTGCTAACCAGATGATTGATGATCGCAATGTAGTAGTCGATAGGTGCTCGCCTCGCGAGATCGGACCTGTATTGCGGGTGCAACTCCCGCCGTCATCTGATTTTAATAAATTGCGCTTCTTTCTCATTCGTCTTGTTTACCTTGCTTGCCGTCGCCATATAATTAGTAAGTCCGAATTTCTTCAATTTGTAGTTTAGGTCTATGACGATCTTGTTTATCTTGCTCGCATCTTTTTCATCCTCAAACCAAAATACAATGTTTTTATTCACGGTATCTACGCTTACGGGAGTTTTATCGTCGGCTAAAGTTTTTACTATCTTTTTTATCTCTTCTATTCGCAAATCTTGCCCGTATTGCCCCTTGCGCTCAGGTCTGATGTGGAGTATGCCGTGTTTGTCCCCTGCTATATGCTCAGTCTCTATTTTGAAACCTAGCAGCTTCTCGCTCTTTTTTATGACGTCTTTACCTAGTTTTCCGAGCGCAAAGGCGACTATCGGAGCTTTTAAATTCTTCTTTACCAAAAGCTCATCTACTGCGTCATCTAAGCTTTTTTGCCAAACGTAAACGTCTCGCTCATGCTCGAAGCTATCTAGGGATTGTTTTAAATTTTTCTTTGCAAGACTTGAAGTAACGGCATCTAAAACCTTATCTTGCTTGTCTTTTAAAATTTCATCCGTTTTATCGACCTTGCCCGGATTATACGCAAAGTCCTTTTCTGCGGCTTGGGGCAAGAAAGAGCCGTCAGCAAGCGGTACGATACCTCTAGCTACGCATTCGGCCTCCGTAAGCACCTGCACCTTGCACCTGCACCCCCAGCCGTTTGGCGGATAATTGGTATCCCAAAATTTATCCGTCTTGGGCAGGGTCTTGCCGTGAAGCTTCCTATGGGCTTCTCTGGTCCTGCCGTCTAGCACGGCGGTATAGCGGAAGTATTCGCCTAGGCTTTGCATCTGGCTTTCATACCTAGCCTTGGCGTAAGCCGTTCTCATGTTGGTATTAAATATAGTCCTTAGCCGCCTATTGCCTACGTAAATTTCTTTTTCTTCGCCGGTCTTTGGGTCTTTTACCTTGATATTTCCTAGCCAGCCTTTCTTTGCAAGCATAGGTTTTACGCTCTTTTTCCACTCGTCAAACCCGACGCCCTCTTTAAAAGCCTTAGTGAGCGAAGCCTGCGTATCTTTAAGAAGATCCAAATTCATCATCTTTGCGACGGTAAAAGCCTTTTTATGCGCATCATGCATGATCTCGTCGTAATCGAAATGGATCTCCGGCTTTTTGCTCTTTAAATATTCATAAACCGCCGTAGGCTCCTCGAAAAAACTAATTTTCATCTAGATATCCCAACATCTGCGCATTGGCTACGGCTTTAAACATCAAGGGTTCAAGCCTTTCAAAGGGTAGATCGTAAAGCTCGTAAAGCTTATCGAAAGCCTCTTCGTAAGTCTCGCTGCTTGCGATTAGTTTGTTTAAGACCGCTTCTATCTCGCCGTCTTCTATATCCATCTCGTCCGTAGCCTTATCAAACCTATCTAAAGCCTTTAAAGAGCCTTTTAAAGCCGTTAAATTCGCTTTATTAGCCTTTAAACTTCGGTCTTTTTCTTGCGCTTGCTCGTTATCGTCAATCTCGATATTGTAAGTCGAGGTTATATATTTTTTGGTCGGAGCAAAGCCCATATCGTATAGCGTCTTGTCTCTTGCGGCGCGCTCGGTATTAGGAGCGTCTTCGTCGAATAGTTTGGCGTAAAGCTCGCCGTTATAGCCGTTTATCTCCTTAAAAAAGCTTATGGCCTTGTTCATCACGAAGATTAAAATTTTAGCATCGTTTGCGGCCAAATCCTCTCTGATTTCATTATGGGTTTTTGCCGCGGCATAGCTGCCTTCTTTTACGTCGCTGGCTAAATTTGCGCCTAAAATAGCCTTGCTGATTTGATTGTCGAGGTATGCGGGAAGCCTCGTAAAATCTACGTTTGAGGTAGGCTGCACGAGGGTGATCTCCTCGTCCGTGTCTATGACCGCGCTATCGCCGCTAAGCATAGCTTGCACTTCCGCAGCCATTTCGTCGGGCTCGTAGCTAGTTTTTGCTATCGCCCAGGGCGATCCGAATTTTTCTAAAAACCTAAACCAAAACTTTAAGCTGGCGTTTTTCATCTTGACGGGGAAATACAGCTTTTTAAGCAGCCCGTCTCCGTATACTTTTCTAAAATTCGCCCTGTTTAATGCGTATATAACTTTTAAAGGCGGAATAGCCTGCTCGCTTCCGCCGGCATTAAACACGAACTCGCCCGCGTCGTTAAATTTAAATTGCCTAAAATCGCGCTGCACGAGTCTTGGGTATACAAGCCCTTCTTTTTCTTTGTAGTTGACTTCAAATACGTTTAGTCCGTAAAGGTAGGTCTCTAAAATTTGGCTGACGACGTCGGGGTTAAAAATCTTTTTAAATTCGTCCTTAATTTTTTCATCGTCGCAAACGATTTGGATCTCTTTTTTCTCGGTCACGGACTTGCGGCTCACATCGCACTGCGTAACGGTAAGATCGGCTAGTATCATATCCATATCGTCGTCGCCGACGCTGGAAACTCCCGTATTTATCAGCAAATCTATCAGGGTACCGTTTTGGGCAATAACGGCGCTCTTGCGCTTTACGATAGGCGTCTGGATTCTATCGTTTTTGTTCGGTTTTATGTATTTGAAATTCAATCTTTTCTTGTTCATCTAGTGCGCCTTTTTACTTTCTTTTTTAGTTTCGTTAGGTCGTATGCGCCCGCTAAGCTGTCGGGCGCGTCGTCGTGCTTGGCTTCGGGATACTCGGTTAGCTGCTCGATAAGCAGGCTTTGGCTTTGATGAAAGAGTATTTCGCCGTCCTCTATGGGTACTTCAAGCTCCTCTATCCTTTGTCCTTTGCTTGCAGTATTGTTCACGCCTTTTAGAGGTAGTTTAATGCCTATTTCAAAGGCCTTTTCTCTGATCCAGCCTCTAAAAAACTCCTGCCCGCCGTTGCTCTCTATCGCGCAAATACGGCATTTATAGAGCTGATTAAGCCTAATGATCTCTTTGATGGTCTTTTTGGTCTTCATGACCTCTACTATGCTTTCTGCTACGTAGATCTTGGCTTCTGCCTTGCTCACTCCTAGCACCGTTATAGCCGTGTAGTCGCTCTTTTTCTTTTCGCCTGCCGGGTCGATATACATCACGAAGTAGTCGCACCTCGGGAGCTCGCGATAAAAATGCATACTCTCTTTGGTGAAAATTTGAGTTTCGCTTCTAGGATCGTTTTGCTGCTCTTTGTTAAAAGATTTCAAGTTTTCGGCGCGCTTTTGCATGAGCTTTAGGATCGGTAGCGCATCGTCCCAAAGCACTCGAGAGCCCTCATCCATAAGGACTTTGTTTTTTAGATAAAACGTTTCGCTAGCCTCTTTGGATATATTTTTATAAAGCTCTGCCCATCTCTCCCACAGATCCATTCGCTTTGGGAAATTTATGATGCTTTGATATTTCTTGGCATTCCAAAATTTAAGCTTGAGCTTCCTAGCTAAAACGCTATCTGCATGAAGTACGGTGCCTATATAAAGAACGTCTAGGCTACCGTCTACGCTGCCCAAATTTAAAACCGCTTCGTCTAGCCACTCCTCGAGCTTGTCGCGTTGCTCTTTGCTGCGCACGTTAGTATCGTTTTCTAGGTCGTCTAGGACTACTAGATCGGGGCGATAAACGCCGAATTTTACGCCGCGCAGTCTTTTACCCGAACCAAACGCCTTAAGCTTGACTCCGTTTTTGGATACGAACTCGCCTATCTTCCAATTTTTGCTTGCGCCGCAAACGTGCGGGAAGTCCATTTTTAAATTTGCATTATCCTCAAGCTCGGCTTTTATCGCCTCCAAGCACCCCTCGACTAGCTCCACGGCGTCTGAAATTTCGACGATGAAGCGCTTCTTGTTAAAACAAATACACCAAAGCGGAAGAAGCTGCGAACAGTACGTGGTCTTTGCATGACCGCGCGGCGCGGCGCGGGCGTATTTGTCTCCGCTTGCGTTTTGCGTCATGGCTTCAAAAATCTGCGCTAGGTCCTCGTGAAGCGCGCAAGAGCTGCTAATGCTAAAATAGTGCGGAAAATAAGTCCTTGCAAAAAACATAAAATCGCGCTCGGCGCGTTTTACTCTTGCGGCCCTATCTTTTGGCGACAGAGGACTATTTAGATGTATCTGCTCTTTTAGCTCGCCGCTAAGCTCCTCTAGCCAGCCGTAAAAGTCTTTGCGCGTGAGCTTGCTAAGCTCGGGTTCTACGGCGCCGGCTTGCTTGTGCGTTTCTCTACTGTCTTCTAGGAAGCTATCTAGCTCATCTCTTGAAAAAAGCATACATCATCCTAAACGTCGAGCTCTTCGATAGCTTTGACGAATTTTTCGCTCTCGATGAGCTCTACGAGTTTTTTGATACACTCTTTGCTCTCGTCGTCTTTAAATTTATCGACCACCAGCATAATGACCTTTTTGGCGATGCTTAAGCGGTATGCCGCCGGATTTTCGTAGCTTGCAACTTTGGTCATCTTAACGAAGCTGTCGCCTATCTTTGAAAGCGCCTCGGCCTTTTTACCTGCGGGCAGTTCGCTCTCTCTTATATCTTTTACTGCCAGGCGCATCTCTTCGATAAAATTTTGATAGATGTTCTGTTTATCTTCGCCGCTTTTATTTAGATAGCTTGCGGCTTTTAGTTCGTCCCAGTCGCCGTTTTGAGATTTGTAGTTTTTTATGGTTTTTACGGTTTTATTTAAAATTTCGGCTATGCGCTCAAGGCTGAAGCCTTTTAGATAAAGCTCCTTAGCAAGCTCTTTTATATTTGGTTTCTCAGCCATTTAAATCCTTTAAGTCCATTTTTTTCTCGCTGTGCCTAAACGCTCTTATACCGAGCCTGGGCGCGCTATCGTCTTCTATTTGGCTCGGAAGCTTCTTGCTAGCCATCTTCAAAAGCAAGGCGTCCATCTTTTCTATCTGCTCATTCAGCGCCTCTTTGGGGAAGTTGTTGCGCTTTTTGAGCTCGATAATAGTCAAATTTACGCCGATGTCTTTTAACAGCGGCGTAGGGTTTTGCGGAAGTTTGATGAAAGAGGAGATATAAGCCAAGGCATCGTTTACGCTATCGTCTATGACGCTTTGATTAACGGCGCCGCTTCCTTCAAAGTCGCTGAGCTCTTGTAGCTCTCTAATAGAAACTTCTTTTAGTAGATCCTCGTTTGTTAAAACCATTATTTTGTCTCCAAATATTTTAAACCTTTTGACCGTATTCGTTATTAGCTTTTAGCGAGCGTTAAAAGCGCGTTAAAACGTTTAAAATATTTTTCTCGTAGTTTTAGTCATTTTTGATTTAAAAGGGCGTGAAGCCCTTTTAAATTGATTTGTTACATTTTTAGCTCGATAATTGCGTCAAGCCTATTGCAGATCGGAAGCGGTCTGCTTTCGCTAACAATGCCCCAACCCATACCTTTGTCAAGCACCTCGGGAGCCGCAGCGAAGAATTTCGTCGGAGCCTTTCCGATGGCAGACGTATGGTTTGCTCTCGTATAAACCACCTCAAAGATGTCGTCCATCAAAGGCACTACTACGCCTTTTTTGCCACTCATGTAGCTCGTATCTTTGCCTTTCGTGTTTTTGTACGAGGCATCGTAAGGCATAAAGGTCTTGCCGAAAAGTTTAAGAGTTAAAACTCCGTTGCTATCGACGACTTCGCAGGATTTTAGCTTTAGAAGCTCCTGGGCTTCGGCCAGTTTAAGCAGCTCGCCAAAAAGCTCTCTAGTTACTAGCGCGATATACGGCTTTGCAACGCCTAATACCTCTTTTTGAGCGGCCTCGATATCGCTTAGCAAATCCAATAACTTAGTCGCATTCGTTATAGTTATCTCTTTTCTATTTGCGCTAAGCTCAAACAACACCTTTCCTTTGCCGTCCATTACCTTACCGAAAATAGCGCCTATGGCCATATACTCTACGGTGTTGGCGATATTACTCTTTTGGCTAGCTAGTTTTTTGCCGATAGCCGCAGACAATGATTTAAGCTGCTCGCTTTGGGTATTGAGCGTTCTTAGCAAATTCATCTCGCTAGCCGGGAGCGTATCATACTGCGGGAAGCGAGGAAGCGGTACGGAGATGATAGTTTGGTCGGGATTTTTCGTCACCAAGTGCTCTCCGTTTTCGCTAACGCTTTCAAGGATTACGCCCGCGCCTTTTTCGATGATAATGTTATGGGTATTGGAAAGCGTCGGAGTCCATTTTTTGAAAAACGTATCCGTTATGAAACTTTGATCGGTCTTAGTCTGATTTATGATCTCAGTCATCGCCTCGACCGTAAATTTTTTTAAAAGTTCATCCATTTTTATCTCCTTATCTCACTATAATTTTTTGTTTAAATAGTGCAGTTTTTAGCTCCGCGGCGGCGCCTTCCAGCATTACCTCGCCAAGCACCAGCACGTCCGCTTCTTTGGTGGCCTCTACGTTGTCGCATAGCACGCCGAATACTGCTTGGGCGTTTGCGATGGTCGTAGTTTGGTTGTCGCTAGTTACGGCCGCAAAACTCTCGCCGCCGTTAATACTAAACAGCACGGCTCCGCACTCTAAAGCCTTAGTGGTCTCTACTTTGGCGTTAACGCCGAGTACCTTGTTTACGACCACGTCTCCGACGGTCTTTGGCTTTTTTTGTTCGTTAGGCATTTTATTCTCCTCCTAATGCAAATTTAACGACGTCTATTTCTGCGTCCGATTGGCTTTTGTTGGCAAACATATCGTTACCCGGTATACTCGTTTTTTGTTGCGGCGGCATAACGCCTTTTAAAAACTCGTTAAAGCCGTTTAAATCGGCTTTTGCGTAGCTAAGCGCCCACTGCTTTTGGCTTATTTGCAGCTTATTTGCGATAATAGCCGCGTCTACCGCGCTTTGAGCTAGTTGCTCTTTTAGCGTAGCAACCTCTTGTTTAGAGGCGTCAAGCTGATTTTTAAGCTCGACTACCTGAGCCTCATAGTTCGCGCCGTTTTGCGTAGCGGCCTGAGCCTGCGGCTCGCCTTTTGGATTTTTTGCATCATCCATGTTTGTCTCCTTTGTGAAATTTTTATTCGCTCTTACTTCTCCGAGTTCGTCTAAAAACGGCTTATTAGTTAGCGCCGCGGAGTGCAACGTGCACCCCTGCCAAGCTCCGGTTTTTTCGTCTACGCCCATAAAGTCGTAAACCGGGCTAAGATATTTATATTCGCCGTTTTTGATAAATTCTTTTGCTTTGGCCGTCCAACTTACGCGCCCGTAAAGCGCGCCGTCTTTTATAAAAAGCTCTTTTATCCAGCCCGCCGCAGGCGCTATCTCTCCGCTTAGGGTCTGGTGCTCGTAATCGATCACTATATCTAGGCTGCGCTTGTCGAAATTTAGTTTCATCTTTTCGATATCGGCTGCGTCTATACTAAACGTTCCTCCGGCGTGCCCTTGCCAAACGCCGGTTACGGCCAGGCAAATTTCACTTAAAACTTCTTCTTTATCGTCCTTTAGCGCGATTAAGTCTTTGGTTATGAGCATAAGAATTCGTCCTTTTCTAAAAATTGCGTTCGTATCTGCCTGGTGAGTACGTAAACGTAGCCGTAGTCGGTAATATCGTTTAGCGACGCCTTAGCGCTTTGGGGCTCTATCCTAAACTCGTTACATAAATTCGAGTTTCTTAGCCTTTCATCTATCGTCTCGCACAGAGCGTAGGCTTTAAATTTATTGGCTTGTCGATAGTTTTGGTTTTTGTTTGAAGTGCAGGCTAGTATATGGATATTATACGTCGCGCTTCTTTCTACTACGTTTTCGTATTTTTCATCCACGAACTCTACGAATACGAAGCTCTCGCCGCCTTTTATCAACAGCTCCATCTCTTCTTTGTTATTAAACTCGCCCAAATACGCTCTAATTACCGCGTTTTTGGGTTCGGCCGCTTCTTTAATCGTGTTTATCAGTTCTTTTTCAAATTCTTCTAGCATTTAGCGCCTTTGATTATTTTTGTGCGAATTATGGGCTGTTTTGTGCCGAAAATCTATTACGGGACTTTGACAAAGTTTTTTGACAAAAAATCGTGATAGATTTCTGAGGCGGGCATGGCGTAATATTGCGGCAAAAGTTTGGAGGATGCCATGACCTTAATAGAAAAAATCAAAGAAAATGAGGGCCTTGAAGACCATAGGTACGAGGACAACTTAGGAAGACCGACCGTCGGCTACGGCTTTTTGCTTGCCGCGCTTACGGCAGACGAGCTAGCGCTAAACGGCGGCAAATACGAACCCATGAGCAAAGAGACGGCCGATAAAATTCTAGAGCTCAAGCTTGAAAAATTAACCGCCGCGGTATTCGCGACGTTTGATTGGTTAAAGGAAAAACCGCAAAACGTCCAAGAAGTGGTGATAGAAATGGCCTATCAGCTAGGCGTTTCAAAGGTTAAAAAATTCGTAACTACGATGCATCATATAAGAATGGGCGAATACGAAGCCGCCTATCAAAGCGGCATGAATTCTCTTTGGGCGAAACAAACTCCAAACAGAGCAAAGAAGGTACTAGGAGGCTTATTGTGAAACTAACGATAACGCGCTTTAAAAATATAAACGACGGCACGATAGGAAAGTTTAAACTGTGCGAAGCGGACGAAAAGCCGCTACTTTCAGGCTATACCCTTGAACCCGCGGGCGAAGACTGCGTAACGCCGGGGCGAGATCTACGCGTGCCGCAAGGAGTATACGAGACGGCGTGGGAATATAGCCCGCGCTTCGGACGGGTTCTAGCGACGCTTTTTAACGATAAGGTAAGCAAAAACCGCCGTATACTCATTCACGCGGGAAACTATCCCAAAGATACGTTAGGCTGCGTTTTGCTAGGCGCGAAAGCGGACGAAAAAGGGATTTACGACAGTAAAAAGACGCTTGAAGCCTTTATGGAGCGAGCCAAGAATAAGCCGCTAACCGTAGAAATCATAAATAAGGGCGTTTAAATGGGCTATTTAATAACTAAGCTTCCGATCGTAGGCTTTGCCTTAGCCGCGCTTTTGGGTTTTGCTTGCGTAAATTTGTTTTTGGAAAATTCAAAACTCCAAAGCGTAAATTCCGTCTTGCTGAAAGACCTTGAAGGCGTAAAAGAGAAAAACGAGCGACTGACCAAGGACTACGCTACGGCCAAAAACAATCTAAACGCCTGCAACGTATCTCTTTCTTTGCAAAACGAAGCTATAAAGGCCGCCGCGGTAGAGATCGACGATACCCCGCCCAAAGAGGCCGAGCGGATAAAGAAGATATACGTCAAAGATAAAAGCTGCGAGGCGGAACTAGCTGCATATAAGGAGCTGTTTCGTGATTAGGGTTTTGCTTTTTTGTCTATTTGCTTTGATCTTTGCGGGCTGCGCGGCCAAACCTCAAGCGAGCGAGCCGCACATAGTTTATCAAGACAAATACGTGGCCGTAAGATGTAACGCAAAGATGCCCGTAAAACCAAAAGACGACGGCAAATTTGAGACGCATAAGGCAAAGATGATCTATTACCGCGATTGCGAAAAAAAACTGAAACAAT